ACAAACTCGGGGTTGACGCTGCCACGGCCACCCCCGGCACCAGCGCCAAAGTCGCCAGTGGCGCCGCCGGTGTTGACGGTGGGCGGCTTCATGCCGTAGAACTTGCGCACGTTGGCAAAGTAGTTGTCAAAACCAATCTCAAAAAAGCCTTTACCCGCGGCTGAGCCTTCCTTGAATTTGGCAATGACCTGGTTCAGCGAGACCACCAGGTCGCTGGTGAGTGAGCGGGCAATGTCCTGGCTGCTTTTTTGCAGGCTGGACAAGGCGATGTTGAATTTTTCAGCCTCGGCGGCCTGCTCGGCGGTGACGGTGGCCACCAGCTTGCCTTTGGCGGCCAGGTCGTTGAGCAGCGGCGCCACTTCGCGCAGGCTTTTGCCAAACAGTTCCTGGCTGAGCCGGGCTTTGTTGCCGTCGTCGGCAAAGCCACCCAGCGCCACGGCAATTTTCAGCAGGGCCTCGGCTGGGTCAAGCGCCTTGAGGGCTTCGGCGCTCAGGCCAATGGCCTTGAGGGCTTCGGCCTGCGGGCTGTCGGGCTTGGCGGCGTTGAGGGTTTGATTGAGCTTGACCAGCGCGGTGGTCACGGTGTCCATCTTGGTGCCGGTGCGGGCGGCCACATCCTCCAGCGCGCTGATGTTCTCGATGCTGGCCCCGGTGGCGTCCTTGATGTCGTTCAGGGCATCAATGCTGTCAAGCACCGACTTGGTGAAGGCCACCAGGCCAACCACGCTGAAGCCTGCGCCCAGGCTGGCGGCCAGGCCAACGGCGCCCACTTTGAGGCTGTTGATGTTGGTGCTGGCGGTCTTGAACGCCGCCGCCGTTTTGTCTTCGGCGGTGATTCTTACCTTGACATCGGTGGCCATTACTGCACCATCCCGGCCAGGCGGGCGCGGGCCATGATGTCGTCCACCGTTTGCGGCTTGGCGGGCAGCGCAGGCGCTGGGGTGCCGTCTTGCTGCCAGAGGGCGGGCATGAAGTCGCCAGCGCACCACAGGCGGCCCGGCTCGGGTCGTTGCAGTGGGCCATTGGCCAGGGCGGCCAGCTGCGCGGCGCCCATGCTCCAGGCGGCGCTGGGCATGGGTTCCTCCAGCTCCAGGGCGTAGTGCTGGGCAAATTCTTGCGCGGTCATGGTCTGCGAGAGCTGTTGCAAGGTGAGTCCCATTCGTTGTGCCAGCCTGAGCGCAAAGCGCAGCTCAGGCTGGCGGGCTAGTTTTTTGCTTCGGCATCGGCATCAAAGCCGCTCAGGGTCCAGGCGGTGTTAAACAGGCCCACGGCCTGCGCCGGGTGGCGGGCGCCAAAGGCCTGCCATTCGTCATGGGTGAACAGGGGCAGGCCATCGGCATCGAGCACACACAGGGCCAGCAGCACCGGCAAAATGGCGTGCACATTGCCCTCGTCGGTGGCCTCGGCTTTGCGCAGGGTGACAATCTTTTTTTGCACCGCCATGCGCTCGCTGAGCAGCAGGCCGCGCACCACCACCTCACCGCCCAGGGCATCCACTTGCACGGTTTCCTTGGGCACGGTGGGGGCCACCACGCTTGCGCGTTTGATGACGGCCATGGCGCTTAGGAGGTGTAGGCGTTGATCGGTCCGGTGAGCTTGAAGCTGACCGGGGTGGTGACCGCGCCGCCCGTGGAGCCACCGGGGGCCATGCTGACCGTGGGGTAGCAGTCAAACAAGACACGGGCGCCGGTGGCAAAGGTGAGTTTGACGCAGCGGGTGCCTTTGACGTTGTCGGCTTTCTTGAGCTCGATCAGGGCGGCGTCGGCTGGATCCCACAGGGAACCAAAACTGTAAGACAGGGCCGACTTGACACCGGGGATTTCTTTGGTGGTGTCATCATGGATGGTGGTGGTGTTGATGGCGGCAGCCTCACCGCCGCTGGCGTTCACGTCCTGAAACGTGCCAGCCGATGCGCCAAAGGTGACCAGCTGCGCGGTGCCACTGGTGAAGGTATTGAACAGGGTGCTGTCGATGCCGTCGAGGCTGAAGGTGTCGGCGGTGACCATGGTGACTTTGCACACGGCGTTGTTCAGCTCGATCATGCCGTTGACGCTGAGCTTGACCTCGGTGCCGGTGGTGTAGCCGTGCGCCGTGGCGCTGACCACTGCCGGGCTGGCCTTGCTGATGGCGGTGATGGTTTTGGCGGTGGCGAGCACGGTTTGCACCGCAACGCTCACTTTAGACCAGATGTTGATGTTTGCCATGGTGAAGACTTTCTAAAAATTTAAAGGAGGATGTCGGGGGCTTCGGGGCGCACCAGGTAGGCAAAGACCCAGCTTTGGCTGCGGCTGGCCAGCAGGCGGTCACCCTCGCCTTGCAGCGTGGGGCGGCTGCTTTCAAGCTGCATGCCCTGGCTGGCTTTGGCCTGCACGGCGGTGCTGGCAGACAGCAGTTTTTCAACTGCCACACCAAAGTCACGCGAGGCGGCTGCGGCGGCGGCGCTGTGGGCAATGACGCAATGCACCTGCACCGAGACCTCGCGCCGGTCAATGCCGCTGATGGTGAAGGGCTGGGCGCTTTCGCCGCTGCTGCCCTCTTCGATCAAAATGGCGGGCAGCTCGCTGGCTTGCAGCGGGTCAACCCGGTCCACAAACACGCGGGCACCGGCTGCGGTGGCGCCTGCGGCCAACACGGCTTGCAGGGTGTCAAGGATTTGCTGGGGTGCGCTGGCCATGGCTTGCCTTAGGTGCGCAGGCGCAGGGTGGTGACGCCGGTGCCGTCAGGCATGACCTCGACCACTTTGTAGGTGACTGCACCCAGCACCAGCAGCAGGCCCACCGCGTTGGCGGGGACACTGGCGCTGGGCAGGGTGTAGGCGACGGCGCTGCCGCTGCCGCCCATGTCTTGCTCAAAATAGCTGTTGTCAAAGAGGCCCACCACCGCCACACCGGCCAGCGTTGCCGGGGTGGCAAAGGCGGCGGCGTCAAAGAAGGGGGTGAGGTCTTCGACAAACATTTGGGCAGGCTCAGTGCGTCAGGCTTAGACCGTCAGGGCGTCGATCATCACGATGCGCACACCGCCCGAGGCTGATGCCGTGTAAGGGTCGCGGATCAGGTCAGTCGTCCCCCACATCCCGATCATCAAATCACGGAAGTTTCCGAACAAAATGGCGCTGGCCACACCTGAGCTGGTGCCTTTGGTCAGGTTGCTTGGCACGGCATTGGTGCAGGCAGCGTTGTAGCCGTTGAGCGGCTGGGCTGTCATGCGGTCCCAAATGCTGTCGCCATTGGTGCTGGCAAACTTTTGCGTGCGTTTGAGCTTGCCACGGGTCTTGGCGTTGACCAGGTAAGCCATGGTGGCCACGTCTGCATTGGCGTTGGCCACGGCAGTCTCCAGGTCGATGATGTGGTCCCAAGTCGGTGCCAGGCCATTGGTACCGCCAATGACGGACGCCGTGATGCGGGTCAGCAGGCCGCTGGGCTGGTTGCTGGCACCGGTGCCGCTGATGGCAGCTTGCTGGATGCCCAGGCCCAGGTTGCGTGCCAGGTCTTGCATCACGAAGTTTTCCACGTCGATGCTGCTTTGGGTCATGAGCGTGCGGCCAATGTCGGTGAAACCACCGGCAGTTTTTGGCGACATCAGCACCTGGCCAATGGCTTGCTGCGACTCAGTAGGCGCCGTGTTTTCAGCCACCCAGTAAATCGTGCTGCCCGAGCTTTGCTTAGGGATGGCCACATTGCCCACCAGGCCGGTGAGCATGGTCACGCCCAGCTGGTCGAGCACCATGGCGTGGCGCATCATCTCAATGAAGCTGCCAGAGAGCAAGTCAGTCGCTACCAGGTTACCGCCTGCGGTGGGGGTGCCCACCACCAGGTCACGCTTTTGCACATCAGAGGGCATAAAGAAGCCACGGGCCACGCGGCCCATTTTCTTGGCGACAGCTTCAGAGCAGGCGCGCTCAAAGCCGGTGTCGGCTTCCGTGGCGGCGCTGGGGTTGGCCAGGTGGCGGGCCACCTTGAGCACAGAAAAGCGTGCGGCTTCTTTGGGTGTCAGGCCAATGTCGGACGTTGGCAGCGGGGCGCTGGCCATTTTCTCGATGGCTTCGCGCTGGAACTGCTCCACGGTGAGGCCGCGCTGGATGGCGGACAGGGCCAACTCGCCAGTGCCAGGGAAGGCAGCGGCAACTTTGGAGATTTCGGCGGCGTGGTTACGCACTTCAGGGGTGATGATTTCAGACATGGTTTTTTCCTTGAGGGAGGGGGCGATGGTTTGGGTTTTTTCAGACAGGTCAGCAGCGTCTTCAGGGACATTGCTGACTGGCTCGGATGCAGGCAGGGCGCTGCGGCCTACGCCAACAGAGGCGTCGGCTGGGACAGAGACAAGCGAAATTTCAAACGGTTCGAAATCCGTCACCCGATAGGTTTCCACCCCATCGTCTGACTCGACAAGAACCGCCTTGTGGATCATGTAGCCAACAGACACGTTGCGGCGGATTCCGCCGAGCACGTCTTGCCACACTTCCTCTGCGCGAGCGCTTTTTCCAAAACGCACCACGGCACGACCTACCCGGTCGGCACCGATTTCGACAGATTCAACAACGCCCACGACATCCCGGCTGTCGTGGTCGCATAACAGGTTGGCACCGCTGCGCAGGCGCCCGGTGCGCATGCTGGTGGGGGTGCAGTCAAGTATTTCAATGCCCCAGTAGCGCTCGTAAGGGGTCTCGCTGGCAAAGGCCAGGGTGGCGGTGCGGGCGGATTCGTCAACCGCCTGGCGCTCGACCAACAGGGCACGTTCAGCGCGGCCAGTGGGCGCAGGGTGGCGCTGGCGGGTTTCGGTGGGTTGTGGTTTGCTCATGGCCGCTACTGTGGCGGCATGGGTGTGCAGTTTTTAAGGCAAAAAGTGCACGGTTTACAAAATTAAAGCGGGCCGGTGCGGCGCCGCCCGATGCGGGCATAGATGATGTTTTGCGCGCCGGTGGCCTGGCCGCTGAAGACGCGGGTGGCGATGTCTTTGTAGGTGGGCGGGATGACCTCACCAGGGGTGTTTGGCGCAGCAGCCACCCACAGGCCATGCAACGCCACATGGCTGGGCGTGAAGCCCATGCCTTGCAAAGCAATGGCCAGCGGGCTGAGTGCCATCACGCCGCCGAGACAGTGGTGGTGTCACCCACAGTGGTGATGGTCTGCGCCAGGTCACCGGCAGTGCGGCTGGTGGGGCTGACGACCAGGTTGACACCAACGCCGTGGATTTTGGAGACTTTGGTGAGCTGGAGCAGCTTGGTGGCCAGATCGGCGCGGACCGCAATCGCTACGTCCGCCGCAGTTGGCCCTGTGGAGCCTGTGCTGCTGTAGCCAAACGCCTGCACCGGCTGGCTGAAGTTCACGCGCACAGAGTAAGCACCCAGCGTGTTGACGAATGGATCGCCGCCACCGCTCACCACCAGGATGCCGTCAGTGACTTTGAGCGTGTGGGTGGCTTCTTGCGGCCTGATGC